CCACTTTATAGAGCACAACGGCTCCTCCAAACTAGTTCGATGCTGTCGTTAGAAAGCAAGAGCGAACTAGAACTGCCCTTCAGTCTCTCACGAGACCAAAGAAGGTGACGTCAAGCCACGAGTATTCCTATATTCCGGTAACCAATCACTAGTGATTGTGTACGGGAGGATCCAGGAAAACTTTAGCTTGGCATTAGACTCCAACCCGGCGACGCTCGCAAATCCTGAAAATGGATCTAGCGGGCTTTCCGAGAATGGATCATGCAGCTTCCTTATGTATAACCCATCTGAATAAGTTCGAAGTTTGACTTTCGGCACTTTCAGAACGGGGCATTTATAGCCTCGATTGGGACAATACTGAAAGGAAGATAACTGATAGGTGTAAAAACCCCTATCGTCAGCAGTGTGCGGTACGAACGGTTTACGTTCATACTTATAGGCATCAAGGAACACTTGAGCGGCAAACAGTTCTGGAGATTCTTTCGTCTCTTGACCGTAAGCCCTGTCGTGAATCTTGAAAAGCCTATTATGCGCACGAACTAATGCGGAAGATGTGATAATGCGCTCTTTCTGAAAGCAGGGACTTACGTCCTCGCCCATAAAGTAGTGCTTTCCGCAACTTTCGAAGAAAGGACCCTCAACAAAACTTTTGGTTCTATTGATAGCGAATCCACACCCTTCGAGTACAGTAATGTACTCTTGAGCTTTCGATTGGTCGCAGATTATATCATCTCCATAGACAGCGTGGTGCTCAACACCTTCAGGACAGAGAGCCCAAAATATCAGGGTCTCTAACTCGAAAGTAAAGCCATTACCCATCGATGAAAATTTCTGGTTGGTAACCCACTCCTTTGAGGAGCGTACACCGACTTCGATTTCTTCATCAGATACTGTCTTTGCGTATATCTTCTCTTTCGAGAGACGTGTACGCTTAGATCGTATCAGATCAAGGTAATGCCACCAGTCTAGAGGAAGGAGAATCTTCACTAACTCGTCACAAATGGTGTCGGAGGCGCTACTTAAATCAATAGTAGCCAAACCAAGAGTATACGCTAAACGCGCTAACTCCTGATTCCTCGACTGCGAGTCGAGGTCTACACCGAAGCGTTTCAGACGTCGTCGTATGTGCTTGCCAACTCCTTTCTGTAAAAACAGATTGAAAGTTGGTTCGATACAAATGACTCTATCTGTAGACGCATCCTTCGGTACGGTGGTTAATTTGTTCCCAGGAACAACAATAAAGTTGCTATCAAGAACACAGTAATCACCGGCTGGTAATTCCCCTGATCCATTGCTGAACCAGTGGACATCGTGCTCTAACCAAGCTTTCGCAAGGTCAAGAGCAGATCCAGTTACCGAGATTGGCAGAGAATATTTTATTCCAGGTCGCGCTCTACGACTCATGTCGAACGTCGCTCCTGGTCCCATTCCGGTACTCCCTAATACCTTGTCCAGACTAAAGTCACCCAGAACCCGAGCTATTTTGTGCCGAGCCCGCAGGATTGCGGATTCGACATCGTACGAAATGTACGACCCGGATTTCAAGTGAGCATTAGTCTTGCGGCACTGCTCCTCAGCAGCTCGCCACTTGGACAAAGCGACATCCTTCGTATTGATACCACTTATGAGTCCAACGTACTTTCGCAAGTAGTTGTACACTAAGTAGTCTTTACGAAAACTGTCGGCGTGGGAGTAATGGCAAGGCAGCGGCATCGTCATTTGATTGACGAAGTCGCGATCGCTGCTCGATATGAGCATCGACGCCTTGAGGGCGTAAGAAGAATTAAATTTGGCGCAAAGCCGCTGAAAAGCGAACTTAGCACTATCACTAGTGTGCGTCATATATAACTCTAATTACCAGAGACTTGCCAAGGTCTCAACCGCTGCTACCACCTGGGCGTTAGCCTGGAGGTTTGCCATCATCTTTCGACTATTCTGTCGATCGACAAGGCTAGCACGTTCCGGAATCAAGTATTCCGTAAACGAACGCGGAATGTAACTGACAACAGGTGCAGGGGCAATTCCGCTAACAGTAGCGTTGGTAGTAACTTCCAACACTGGCTGATGCAGAGCAACCTTTACACGAATCAATCGCTTCGAGGACGATTCACCTTGGGAAGCCGGCCCAGGCCGTTTACTTTCCATAGAAATCTTCCAAAAGCCGATCGGAGTGGCTTGCGACTGGTCTTCAAACCAGAACACGCCATTCTTGTCAGGGCCCAGAGGGATGAAAGTGTGATTTACAGGTGTTGCCTGTGCGTCCGCAAGGACGATATTCGCGGCGAGAGCCATACGAACTCCTTTAAGTAGGGAAAGGTCGAAAACGACACTACCATCGTAACTCGTGGTTCCAATTCTGCGGGGGCTTAAATGCGAATTTAGCCCCTTTAGTATTGGTATACGGAACGAAAGGTCTTGCCAGGTCCATCAAGCGTCCCATCACTGGTTTGCTTAATGGGATGAACTGCATCAATAATGCAGCGGCGGTTATAAGTCTACCAGGGCTCAAGTCAGTATTGACACGAGGCCTGTTTGGGCAAGGGTACGAAGTCAGGAGAGTACGGCTGAAAGACCGTCTTCTCTGCGTTGCTTTGGCCGATATACTTCTAACGGAAGCAAAGTACTTCCTGAAGTTATTGTCAAAGTAACCGCACGTGCCGTTCGCTTCAAATCTAAACAGATCGGACCGAAATCCGGTTCTGAACATAGAATTGAAAAGATAGGCAGTCTCAACGTCATGCAAATAACTACCGATATCGATAAACCAATCGATAACGAAGCTATAAGGCATGAGCTCCCAAGCTATAGAGACGGGGTTCAGTGAACTCCATCTTGAAGCTTGAGCGACGTTAGTGGGAATCGTTAGATCGACCATAAGGTGGCAAGCAGAGAAGGTTTCACCCTTCCAACGCGAGCCAATATTATAGTCGGTAAAATGACTTGATCCACTAATATCGCCGGGTTGAGCGATCAGACTTACATCGAGGTTGCGTCGGGTATGACCCTTCGCATGAAAGCGGGTATGAATATCAATTATGTCTATCAACTCTTCTGCAGCGGCGTAAACGTCGCTGAGGAGTGGTTGCCAGCCATATTTATATTCTAGCCACTCGTTTGCCCACCTCTTTGGCCCAATGCCTTTTACATACCGTTCTGCTTTAGAAATGGCTTTCACCATTTTCCTAGTTTGATGCGACTCGGCAAGAGCCACACTAATATCTAGGCCTCCTCTTACTTTCTCGTTCAACTTGCCTAACGCTATATTATAAACGTTGGAAGCATCCTTGAAAGTATTAGGATCTGGAGAAGGTATGCATCCGAGATTTATGGAACCAGTGAACGTGTCCTGAAGGACATTGTCAAAGTTTCCACCAAAATTCCCGGAGTAGTACAAACAAGTCCCCGCAAACCTTTCGGTTAGCGCGGCATCGTAAGACCACGGCAAAGGATCTACTCTATTCCCTCGAATGAGTGCACTATGCGATAAAGTATCCGTAAACCACAATCTATTAGCTTGAAGCAAACTTCCGTTTGCATCAATCTTAAATTGTTGTTTATTTAAACTATCGTTAAGTGTCTTCATAAGATTATAGAGTTTTGATCAAAATAGTATCAGGTAAACCTGAACTATCTCAATCAGTAGATAGCATAAAGCTACTACTTGTTCCGCTAAACTGGTAAAGTCGAGCATATTTCAGAGGCACGAGTTGAACTGAGAATAAGATACGTGGCCAAAACGGCCAATATCGCAATAATCAGTTGTTCTGCTACTTTCATATGTTCTCCTTTATCCAGTAGCGGTTTTTAGAGGTTTCCTTCCAACCGAGGAAAAGGACAGTATTCTAACCAGCCGAATGTCTGGTCACAATGCCAATAATTGAATTCAATCCAATTATAAGCAAAGTTTAGCCATTCAATCGAACTAGGGTCGATGTTGTCACTTTCCATTAGCCTGGCGGGAGATGCGCTAGCTCACTAACCAGTCGAAGTCGACTTGCCAATTCCTCATCACTGAGGTCAGACAAGTTACCCAGCGGTACTACTATGTTGTGCTTTCGCGCAACTATAGTAGACATTGCTTTAAGGGCGAACTCATTCCAAGGTCTTCCATTTTGTGGATTACTTGGCGATGTAACGACGTCTTCAGGTTTGGTAGCCATAGCATACTCCTTAAGGTCAAAGGTTGGAG